GTTCTATAGAGCTCTGTCTCTGATGATAAAGAAGCAATACGTCCAGGCTGGCTATAGCGTTGGGATAGGGGAAGAGGGGCTAGAGAGGGAATACTCGAGTTCCGATATCGATAGGAAGTTCTCTACTAAATATGAGTTCCACTCCACTTCTCCGGAGCAGGATATCGCTAATACCGCTATCGGGCAACAGCAAATGGCGCTAGGTATGTCAAGGCATACTGTATTCTCCGACACAATTAAACTGAAGGATCCTACCGGCGAGATAATGAAAGCCCGGGCTGAGAAGGGAGAAGAGGGCGATATCGCTCAAACTCTATACCTTGTTATGCACCAGCAGATAGATGAGGGCAAGGATATTCAAGCTGAAATGACTTTACAGCAACTAGAAATGATATTGCGTGATAGGGCTCAGGGTGGCACTATGGGTTTAGCTCCGTCGAGGGGTGGCCTTGGCGCCGGCATGAGTAAGCCGATGGTTCCTTTAATGGCCGGGGAAGGTGGTGGCGCCGGCAGACAACCGCCGGGGGATGAATCAATGATGGAACCCGAGGAATCGGAGACAAGGACAGAGCGCCGGGAAGAGGCCGTCGCCAAGAACAGAAGGGAGGAAAGCTAATGGACATTAAATTGGAAGCAGAGAACACGCCAATTGGTAAGTTTCAAAAGGAAAGGACAGATGCCATTTCGGAGATGTTTGATAACGTGTCTGAGAATGGAATCTACCCTACAACTAAATTCTTTGCTAGACTTGATAACTGTGTCAGAAAACTACTGAAGCAGAGGTAAGCTAAATCAGTTGTCTTTGATTATTGAGTAGTGCCTCAAGCTCTTGAATACGCTTGGCTTTGGCTGCTAGGACTAGAGAATGTTTTCTCTTGGGTAAGGCTTTTAAGTTCTCAATCCTGTTATCACTAGGTATTCCATTAAGGTGATGAATAACCCAACCTTGAGGAAGTGATTTATTGTTTACTTCTTCCCAAACAAGTATATGTTCTAATACGTATTTACGATGAGCGCTAGTAGCTCTAGGATGGTCGGGCTTATAGATGTTAATATATCCACCAACTGTTTTGACTCTACCGCCTCTCCAACAGGGATGATTAACACCGCTCCGTTGAGGTATTCCAACTGTAGACCATCTTAGTTTTGCCGAACATGATGCACAGCGAGTTCCGCCGGGGGCTATAGGATTACCACAGTCAATACAGTAATGCGGAATAACTCGGCTCCATCTTCCACCTGTTCGTCGGAGCAAACTAGCACAGGTTATACATCTGAGAGATTTAGACTCGCAAGGTTTTCCGCAATCTTTACAGGGATGCTTAGGTGAAGGCATAGTATTATATTAGCATATATTTACTAGAAAGTAAAGGAGTAGAAAATGGCATTAACCCACGAAGAGGCAGACCGCAGGGTTAGGATAGCTATGGCTCCCCCTGTCAATAAACAAGCCGGCCGAGGGTTTGCCCCGGGCATTGAGAGTCTGAGGGCAACGGCCAAGAGGCGTAGCCCGGCCTCGGCCAACAGGCAATTAACAACGGCAAGGTGATAAGTGGCAGTAGACACGACAATTAAAACAGGATATTGGCGAATCAATCCGGCTACCGGTGAACGTGAGTGGATTGAGCAGAGCAATCAGCCAAAGCAACCGAAGCTCAAAGACGAGCAAATTGGCGCTGCCGGCCCACCTAAACTATATCCCGGAGACGAGAGGTTTGGCGCTGCCGGCCCACCTAAACTCTATACAGGAGTAGGGGAAGAGCCGATAGTGGCGCCGGTAACCGAAGAGGAAATAACACCGGTTCGGCCGATTAGTCCGCTAATAACCTCAAAGGAATTATACGAGCTTGATACCGCATGGGGCGGTTGGTGGGATCAGTATGCTCAGACAGGGAAGTTCCCAACTCGTCCTACTGAAGAAACGCTCAAGCCTTACTATGAGCAATGGGTTCAGGCTGCTACCAAGTGGGAGACGGATAATCCGCCCCTATGGGCTCAGACACCCCCGGCTATTGATCGTGTAAAACTAACCGAGTCGGCCAATCTATACAACATAAACGACAAGGACTTCGTTTCACAAGCTCAGCTAGTCGACCTTTCTAGGCCGTTTGAAGAACGGACTCTGAGCGTTCCCTTTGAGCAATATCTGACTTGGGAGCAAGCTCAATGGCTAGGCTACGACGTGCCTGAGGGCAGCGTCGTCAAGGTAGTGCCGGTAGTAGGTGGGGCGCCTCAGCTCTATGTCTTGCCGGATCCGGAGGCCATATCAAAAGTTATGGCTGAGCTATCCCGGCCGAGAGAAGAGTTAATCGAAAACCTTAGAGGGATATATCCTCGTATGTTTGATCCGGCTAATAGTTGGGGCTACTCAAACGACGAGATACCGGACATGGTTATTAACAGTATTCAAAGGTGGATGGCCGACGACTACTCCGGCTTTGTCGAGGACTTATTCGAGAGGGTGGGAGAGGTTGAAGGCGAGAAACTACTCCGGCAGTTCGGGGTTACCGAAGAGAATATACTAATCACCCTGGACTATAAGGAGCAGGAAGCCCGGGTAAGCACTTTGATATCTGACGTCTTCCCTGACTTTAAGACTGTAGAGCAGCTTAACACTCTTATCGATACTGATTGGAACCTGTTTGTCGAGACAATTCAGTGGAAGGGGGCAACCTCTGAGAAGAGAAAGCTTCTCGAGTCCTTGGGTTATAACCCGGACGAGATTAACAGTTTCTTTAATGTCATTCGTGTTATGGCTCCGGTCGACGGAGTTCGCCAAGAGATTACCATTGATACACAACTCGGCAAGGCTTACGACCGCAATGGTGTTTGGGTTGGCTCTTATAACGTGGTTACCCATGAGTTTACAGATCTACCGGAAGAGAACTTTGCTAAGGACACATGGGATGCTATCGTCTATGGCGGACAGCATTTATATCATCAGTCAAAGCAATTCTTAGTTTCCGCTCTACCTAACTTCCTCTTCCGAGATACTTACCAGTGGGAGAGGGATTTATACGGCGACGCCTATGCTGACAAGGTAGACGCTGGCAATAAGAGATTAAGGGATGAGTTTCGGACTGTCTATAACTTGAATCAGTCTGAGTTTGAAAGGTGGGAAGCTGCCAATCCGCAGCTAGCTCCGCCTGAGTTTGCTCAGGAGAATATCGTCGACCGGCTGAAAGATAATCCGCTTAAGACTATTATCTATGAGTTTGCGTCTACCGCTCCGTTTATGTTAGCAGTAATGGGAACTACAATAGCTGTTACTGCAGCTACCGGTAACCCCTTGCTTGGTGTTACTGCCGGCGCAGCAGTAGCGACTCCCCCACAATCTCAGGACGCTTACGACGCTCTATTGGCTGCCGGCGCAACTGAAAGACAGGCCGGACTACTGGCCTTGCCAATCGGCTTAACTATGTCGGCCATTGAGTCGATAGGGGATATGCCATACCTGAAGAAAGTATTTCCCACTATCTTCAAGATGGTTGAAAAGGGTATGCTCGATCAGGTAGGGAAAATGACTCTAACCTCTTTGTTAAAGAAGGGGCTCACTACCTTTACTATGGTTGAGATAACAGAGACTATAGAAGAGGTATTACAGGACGCCGTTCTCAATGCCGGCATAAGGACATTCAACGAGAATCAGGCAATCTTCGAGGGGCTCGAAGATACTATACTCCGGACTCTAGCAGCTACCGCTCCGCTAGCGCTGTTTGGCGCCGGCGCTTCACTCCGAAGAGTAACCGGGGCTCAGATTCAAGGGCAGACTGACGCTCAGTTAAAAGCAAAGGGATATATACAGGATCCCAAGACCGGTAACTGGTATCAGCAACTCAAGGACGCACTTAAGGACGAGGGCGGTTTCGTTATCCCGGGCGAGTTCTTTGGCAGGGGAGAAGAGGCCTTGCCGACTGACCGAGAGGGATTAGAGACATTCATTACAGAGCATGGCAGAAACGTAGAACTGATAAAGGCTGAGGCCAAAAAGAATAAGTGGACGGACGCAGAGTATATAGCTCAGTTAGGGAAGGTTGCTGCAGACTTGGCAATACCCACACAGCCTAGCGGACGTGGCTTTGAAGTAGAGACGCCGGTTGCTCAGATTGTAGAGTTAGTGGCCGGGCAGATCCCGGACGTAAACATGGTGAGCTCCGGATTTCATGCCAACTTCTCGAAAGAGTGGAACGGAATAGATCCGTCATGGTCCATAGTTATACAGCAAGTCGAATTACCTCAGAATATAATCGAGGCAGCCGATAAAGCAGGCCTGCAGATTAACAAGAGGCCACTCAAAGGCAAAGTTCCCGAGGGGCAGATATATGATATCTACCTGCCGGGTGTCGGACAAACCGAGATTGAAAAGGCTACGGCTGCTTTCAATGAGTTCGCTACTATTCTCGGCGCGGGCCGGGAAGTTACCGCTCCGGCAGTAGAGCCCGGGCGGATAGAGGATATAGAGGATATCCCTATTCAATCCGTAGCTACGGCTCCGGTATTCGACAGCATGGGCTACCGGGTAGATTATGAGAACATGGGTATTCCGAGGGATGCCACTGCTGCTGACGTATTAAGATTTGAGGCGGAAGAACTAGGGAACGATATCGCTGCTATGGGCGTTACGCCTCAGCTATTAAAAGAGCTAGAGAACTATCCAGCTCATGCCGTTACATGGGTTACTCGAGACATTGAATCGGCTCGGGATTATCTGACTGAAGGCATGGGGGAAGAGGACATAAGCCGAGTCGAGTATGTGAGGGGGGGCAGGATTGTCGCCTTCGATCATCAGGGCGGTTACTTGGTATTAGCCTCGGCGGACGTCGCAGCGCAAGCGCCAATGACTGAGCCAGGACAGCCGGAGGCCGGACTGCAGCCGTCAATGTTACCCGAGGAAGTATCGGCCAAAGAGGTTAGGCCTAAGGGTAAAGGCGAGATAGTTCAGATCTCAATGGAAGATCAACTCAAGCTTGAGCAAGCTAGGCGAGAAGTAGAGACGGCTCCGGATGAAGACAAGGAAGCTTACGAGGCTCAGGCAGAGATAGAGGGAATAAGAGTCTCATTAGAGACTGATCCGATAGCTCAAAAGCAGATATGGGTTGGAGTCTCCAAGAGGGGCAAGCCATTATACCGGGGGCTAGATTTCTTTATCTCTCTTCGTGAGCAGTCTTTCCCTGACTACTTTACAGTTAAGCAGGCCAAGCTATTAAACCCACACGCTGACTTCTCCAAGTATACACAGAAAGGGCTTGCGATATTCAATAAGGTTCCCCGGGATGAAGCATTAGACTGGATGGCTTCAGAACTAGGAGCCGAGAGCGCTGAAGAGATAGCTGAAAGGGTAATGGAGATAAGGGCGGATAAGCGCAGACTCCGAGGGCTTGAAGCTGTCATTTCTACTCATTATACAGAAACACCACTGCCGGCAGTTCCGGAAGTTACCCCAAGACAATCGGTAACCAACGAAAGGACAGCCGGCCAACCTACCCTAACGCCGGCTCAGGTGAGAGTTACCCTAGCTTTGTTCGGCAAATACATAGAGAATCCGGACGCAATAAGAGCATGGGAATTGACGAGGGATCTGAGAAGTGAAGTTAGGACAACCCGGGGTGAACTGTTAAAGGCTAGAGCTCAGGAGCTCATTGTTGATAAAGGTGTGCCGGTTGAAGAGGCAATGAAGCAGGCAATCAATGAGACAATGAGCGGAGAGTTGCCAGCCATGAGGACTGATTACTTGTCTGACCTGACTGAGAAAATGAGGAACGTCCTCTTTAATAAATTATATCAGACGCTCGAGGGCGAGCCTTACGAAATGATGTCAACCCATACGGCCTTGACTAATGCCCTTCGTGGCCGGGCTATTCCCCGGGATCCGGGAACAACCGGCAGGTCTGCCTTTACTAGACTGCAGCGTGTATTCGGGGATCAGCCCAAGGTGCTCAAGGCTATAGAGAAAATGACTGAAGAGCACAAGCCCCTCGAGGATATTGTCGAGGGTATATACAGGGAATCAGGGCAGCCACCCATCCCGATAGATGGAGACATGGCGGAGTATCTCCGGAAACTAAAAGACATTCCTAATGGCTACCGGACACTGCTCGAGCCGGAGTATCAAACGCCTACTATAATCGATACGAGGTCGTCTATTGACTTGGCTTTTGCCAAGACAGAGTTAGAGCTCTCGACAATGCTAGCCAAGGGAGAGATAGACGAGGACGCATATAAACTGGCAAGGGCAGAAGCCCGAAGCATAGCCTATCCGACGGCGCCACCTACTCGATATGATCCGCCTATCCAAGACGCTATCGATCAGATACCTCTATGGCCGAAGCCGGTTAGGGATGATGTTATTAAGGTCCTGAAAGAGATAGGCATGAGCCCTATCGATATCGGTAACTTTCTCCGGGCGAACAAGGCGTCCTTTGACTTCTCCTTTTGGAGACAGCAAGCGCCACTTATTGCTAGCCACCCGGTAGCTTTCGCTCAGGCTAATGTCGACGCATGGAAGGCGATATGGAGTCAGAAGTCGGCCGAGGCCTCATGGGAAAAGATTACCCGGGATTACCTATATCAGATTTACGAAGTATGCGCCGAGAAGGGCGGTGATTTTCTCAGGCCTCTCGAGTTAAAGAAAGGCACAGCACAATGGAGAGGAACTGAAGAGTTTGGTTATCTTACTCAAGATAGGGTGATACCAAAGCTTACCTCTAAATTGCCCTGGGTGAAGATATCAGCCCGGGCATTTGAGACAGGCACGAACTCCCACAACTGGCTTATATTCAAGGGCTACTATAAGGGTATGCTCGAGTTAAGTCAGCAGTATGCTAGTGGCAAGAAGACTTTACCGGTTGGACAGGTATTTGATATTGAGAAAGAAATGGTTGACTTCTCTAAAATGCTTGCCAACTTTACAGCTAGAGGTTCATTAGGTAGAGCTGCTCAATTAGCGCCGGCATTAAGTTCAGGCTTCTTTGCCCCTCGAGCAACGATAGGTAGAATCCTATCGATTAAAGACTTAGCTAATCCTAACCCGAGAGTAAGACGGCAGGCATGGATAAACGCTTCGACTTTTGTTAGCACAGTGGGTGGTATCATTTTGCTTGGCGCTGCTATGGGGTTATGGTCGGTAGAAAAGGATCCCCGGAGCGCTGAGTATATGTCTATCAGGATAGGCAATACTCGTATCGATCCTTGGGGCGGTTACCGGCAGTTCTTCGTCTTCTTTACCCGGTGCATTACCGGCACAGGCGTATCGTCTGTTACCGGAGCCGAGTATGAGATTAACCCATTGATGGCTGTAACTAACTTTGTAAGGGGTAAGGGCTCCCCATTGGCTTCTATCATAGCCGACTTCTGGACAGGCAAAACTTTTGTTGGCGAGGAAGTTGACATTACTAGCTCGAAGCAGTGGATTGAAAGGTTCGCTCCTTTCGCTGTTTGGGATATCTACGAGGCCTACATGGAAGATCCGACTACTGCTATGATAGCAGCTATACCGGCTATAGTGGGCGCCGGCGTCCAGACTTATACCGGGGATTGGGCTGAGAACTGGCCGAAGCTAGGGCTTCCTAAGTATTCAGATAACCTTCAGTATGGACAAACTGAGCCTTACTATGATACGGCTGATTTCTGGACAGATACTTCCTCGCAGTTTGCCGGTGTTGATCCGGCTACCCTGACAGCGCAAAAGGGATATCCGGATTATATTCGGGCTATTGTAGAAGCTAGGATTATCAATGAACACCTGAGAACTTTACCTACGCAGAAGCTAATCGCCCTTAATGCTGATCCGAACTCCGGAGAGACTACCTTTGCTCAATACTACAAGATGTGGCAGGACAGGAAGAAGTTAGTCGCTACCGGCGACGAAGAGGCACTCAAGGCTTTTGATCAAGACGAGCGAACTAGGAACGCTCACTTAGGCAACTTCTCTCAGACACAGTTCGCCTTACTCAATCAGTATTGGGCGATCTCTGATAAGAAAGAGCAGGCTGCTTTCCTTGAGAAACATAAGGCAGATATCGGGGTGAACCCGAGGCAAGATTGGCTACGCACTCATCCTAACGAGAACGCACAGCTAGCCGTATGGGGGCAAGCCAAGATACTCACTAAGGAAGCTTATACTGAGTTTAACAGGCTCATAAAGGAACTAGACATTCCGGCTACGGCTATCCCGGAATTAACATTACCGCCGGAGTCGTCAATCGATACTCACTTTAACTATGAGGCTATGGTTGACGACGGCACTCATAGCAGCGTCGAGGCAAGGCTACTACTGCTTAAGGACCATATAGCTGCTGAACAGGCCGGCGTTCAATCCTATGTTGACTGGCGGAATGAGAGCGGTAACCCCTTAGAATTATCTGATAAGCCGGTGGAATACTTACAGCTCCGGTTTGATAATCAGGCCTTGTTTGACGATCTCGAAGAGGCATTGGCTATCCCTCTCAAAGAGGAAAGGGATGCTGCTGTAGAGGCTATCCGGGCGACTAAGGTGGGCGACGAAACATTCCTTGATATTGAACGGAGAGTAGAACTAATGGGGAAGGGAACTCGGGAAGCGCCTATTCCGGACGAGTTAGTCAATGACTATGTGGCTCACATGAGAATAGTCGACGAGACAAGCGGTAACAGCGCTGAGGCTAAACTTAACAGATATGACAATGCTAATCTCAACGGCCTCTTAATGGACGAGGACGTTTGGGGTAAGCAGAAGGCGTCGCCGTTACATGAGAACAAGTTTCTCCTGGACAATTACTACGTTCCTGTTTGGAGATACGACGTTGAGTATCGCCTCGAGGACGGAGAGTATAATGAGCTCCCGGAAGCCGATAGAGCCGGAAGGGAAGACTATCTTAATGGTGAAGACCTGACCGGTGAAGCTCTTAACAGACGGCTAGAATACCGGGCAGACCGGCGCCGGCGTGAAGCTCTCGAGTTGACTAATACCATAACCGGCGATAGGTTCCCTCTTAATCAGGTGGAGAAGTTCGTCGAATACTATGGCCTCGAGGCAAGAGGCAAGAGGCAAGAGCGATTCCTCGTCAATAATCCTGAGTTCGCTCAGGCTATGCACGATATCAAAGGCATAGATATACCCAAGGCAGAGGACGTGCCGGCAGTTCAGTTCGACGATATCTACGACCTTAACCGGGAGGACTTCGAGAAGCTCGAGGGATTGAACGACCACGAATCAGAGTATTACATTGAGGATCCGGAAGAGAGAGCTGCTGCTCGAGACGCCATGCGGTTTACTCCGGATGGCAAGTTTACAGACTTCGGGATATCTGAGCTCACAAGAAATGCTTACGGCGCTTTAGTTCCGGAGCAGCTTGTCGACGCCTATGTCGGCTACTACAAGATTATAGGTGAGGGCAAGCCGAAGAATTGGGCGCTCAATACCGGCACAGACCTATGGTATGAGGACGACTGGTATCTCATGGAGCACATGGAGTTCTATACCACTGTCTACAAAGGAATCCTCGGGAACGAGGCTAGAGACTTTACCAAGATACCAACCCGGGAAGTATTCAATCAATACCTAACATATATCTCCTTGCCTCACCTGAAGGCCAAGGACGACTACCGGTGGGATAACCGGGAGCTTGACGCTTGGCTAGTCCTGAAGTTTGATTACACTCCAATCGATGAGAAGAGAAGACGTGAAGACCTTACTACTTATGAGCGCTTCATCGAGGATTGGGATGCAAGGGGCAAGGCTATTGAGGACAAACTTAGAACACTACGAGGGGAGTAAGCCCGAAAGGGTAAATATAATACTCCAATTTGGGAGGATCAAATGCTGGACGAATCTACGGAAACTACGGACAAGAACTCGACGGACGCCGGACATGAAACTTCGGCTAACTTGAGTTCGCCTTCGGCAGTGGAAGAGATAACTTCAAAGATCGTGGCGGACAAACAGTATGGTGGGGCTGACGTGAAGAAGATCGTGGAGAACGCTCTTTCTGCAGATGGTCGAACTCAGAAGAGCAGGGCGGAACAGGCTGAGGCAGAGAATAAGCTTTTGAAAAGTCAAGTAACCACACTCGGAACGCAGTATAATAGCGTTACTTCTCAGGTTCAAGAACTTATCAGAGCCCAAAACGAAGCCGACGCCGACAAGGTGAAGGATGATCCGGTAGCTCTCGGTTCGCTGAGGGCTAGGCAGGCTAACGCTGCCGAGGCAATCAGACTACAGGGTGAAAATGCCACTTTGGAAGCTGGCAAAGCTCAGTTACAAGCTGAAAGGGAAGCTATCGCTGCTGACAAGGTATCTCTCAGTATAAAGCTAGTCGCTATGGCGACCGGCGTTGATGAGAAGAAACTCGCCGAGCGTGTTCCCGACGGCAATTCAGAGAGGCTAGCCTTAGTAGCTGCAGACCTCAAGGGAGCTCCTGCTGCTCCGGTGATTGATCCTAAGACCGGCAAACCGGTAGTAGATCCAAAGACCGGGAAGCCTGCTGCCTTAACCACGACACCTGTTACAGCTCAATCTACTGGTGGGGAAGGTTCCGGTATTCGTCAAATAGTCGAGAGGGCTAAGAGGCGAGCCGGGGTAATTACTTAAATAAGAGACGGAGGTAAAGCGATATGGCTTTATCAGGAGGCTACTACAGCACACTTGCCGAAGTGCTAAAAGCAACTACGCCTACGCTTATCCCCGGAGCCGTTGATGAAAACAAAAAGCGTGGTAACCCGGTAGAGGTTTTACCCTTTGTCCAGGCTAACCACACCGGCGAATATATCAGGTGGCTCCGCAAGGGAACAACTCTCGAGGATAGCGTGGCTAATATCGGCATTGGCGGTCAAACTGTATTCAGTGAGGCAGCCACTTTCTCAGCCCAAACAGCGACTCTTCGTATCTGTTACTTGATGTGTAAGCTAGATAAGTATGACAATGCAATCTGGCAGACAGTCAATGACTACGAAGATGCTATGGCTGAAGGGATGATGGAAGACGTAACGAAAGTGCTCGGCACGAAGATAATCTATGACGACTACACCTATGACACCAATAGTCTTCAGATGGATGGCCTTCATGCGTGGGCAGCGACAAATTGGGGCGAGGCATGGGATATCGACGGCGGAGAAACCGCTCTGGCACTCGAGGATCTGCGTATTATGAAGGACGAAATGAAGCATGGTATTGATTGCTTCTTAATGCCTTTCTGTTTAGCACGTCAGATCGACCGGGTATACAGGGAGCTTGGTATTGCTGCCATGAAAGCCGATACAGCCGGCGCCTTAGGGTTAATCAGCTACGGCCCGGGTTCAGAAGGCGGTAGGACTACTTTCTTTGACGAAGTGCCTATCATTCGGTCTGACTACATGATAGCTGAAGAAGGCGACACCGGGCAGGGCTCTAACAAGAGAGCAGCTCATACCACCGGAACGGCACAGTATTCCGTTTTCGGTCTGAAGATGGGGCAAGGCCTCTTGACTAAGGGTGATCCGGGTGTCAAAGTAGCTTTCGGTAAAACGGAAGCTGATGGGGAGTTCTTCAATGTAGAATACTTCGATCGTCTTGAGAACTACATTGGGAAGGCGATGCGTGTTGCTGCATACAATCAAATGATCGTTGGCAGCAAGTATGCGATTGGTCGAGTCGTTGATGTCCCCAACTCCACTCCTGTTGCATCTACTTAGAGTGGTAGTGTAAGGATTAAATAGCGAGGTAAAAACAATGACTATAGAAAAGACTAGAGTAACTCACCAAATCTCGAACGATGGAGGCGTCCTTTACATGCCTGAGTGGTGCATTTCAGGACTGGTGAATAGCCATATCCCTACTGAGTCTGAGCTAAGCGCTGAGTCCAGTCAGCAGCAATACCCTCTTGGCACACAGTTGAGAAAGAACGGCTGCCTATACCGCTATAGCAAGGCAGGGGCAGCGATGGCTTCAGGGCATCAAGGCTTCCTGAAAGGTAACTACTATCAAGTGCCGGGGAAGGCTGGTAATAGTGCTACCTCAGGTTTTGAGGGAGCGATATATGCCAATATTGCTATTGGGGCTACTTCCTTCCAGATAATAGATACTGATGCTGCTAAAAACCTGTATGAGGATGCGCTGGCTTGTATCTACGACAGCACCAATGCCTGCTACAGGCCTGTCAGGATAATCGGCAATGATGTTTCTGACGGAACGAGCACTACTTGTTACATCGCTGATCCCGGCTTCAAGTATGCTCAGACTACCAGCTTCGGTATTACCGTATACCTTAGCGAGTATGGTAATATCAGGTCCCTGCTGAGCGTTGGCTCTACCTATACTACGGCGATGGGCTATGCCTTGTTCCCAATCCAAAGCGGTTATTACTTCTGGCTACAGACCGCAGGTAGGATCACTGGTGTAACAGGTGCATCAACTTGGCCTGGGCAGACAGCCTATGTTAGAGAGGTATATGCCAATACGGACGGCTCGCTTATCACTGGTGGAGCTGATGTGCTTTACCAGAGGGTAGGGCATCTGCTCGGTAGGACTGCCAGCGACTATGGCGATAACTGCATCATGCTTCAGTTGGATCAGTAAAGGAGGCTTGAATTGAAGCTATCAGAGCTAAAGAAAATTGCCAAAGAGCTTGATGTTTCAGTAGAGAGCTTAACCAAGGACAACAAGCCTTTGCTGGACAAGTATCTAGCTGCGAACTCCTAGCAAGAGTTATCAGCAAGGTAACCATAGGGTAGGGGGTAACTCCCCTACCCTTCTCCAAAATAAATATAGGGAGAGTTTAATGGATAACAGAACGGCAGGCGAAATCAAATGGCCGTCAGATAATTGCCCTTATTGTGAGGGGGACTTAACTCAGACAGAGCCAAGGGCTTATGATAAGGCTCTAGCTGAGGACGGCTCCGGAGAACTGAAGTGGGCGGACTTCTGCCCTCATTGCCATCATGGGATTATCGTCGGAGACAGATTTAAGGTTACCCCGAGGAAAGTCTCAGCCAAGATGGAAGACGTCGGCAAGAAAGTTCCGGCTAATGCTCCGGCTGGACGAAAGGTAGCCGAAGCTCCGGCGTTATCTCCTGAGAACACCTATGAACCCGGGCAGGAGACAGCGAAGACAGAGAGGAACTTGGTGGAAGGCCAATACTTCTGCACGAAATGTGGTAGTAACCACAAGGAAAATAGCAAGGTGGGGAAGAGGCACATTAAGAACAGGGAGGCGTGAAATGCCTTTACAAGTTGACAAGATACAAAAGGGCGATTCAGTAGAATCAGTCCGGGCCAAGATAAGCGCGACTATCGAATACTTGATAAAGAACGAGGGTAAGTCTCAGAAAGAGGCAGCTGGTCAAGCTTATGGTATGGCCGAACAAAGGTGGGGGCGTAAAATCCCCCAAGGTAATTAAACTAGGGAGGTAAATTATGTTACCGAGTGGATGGAGAACAGTAACACTTGACTACGACAGGACTCCTACGGAGTTTGTCGGTGATGATGTAGATAGATTCTCAGAGCTTTGCGATATAAAAGGCTACTATGAGTTTCTAACTGTCATTATCCCTGCACTCTCGACCAGTGGTGTTGTCTCGATTTACATACAGACCGATGAGAAAATAGCCACTGTTCCGACTATACTTCACGCCCTGGATGATGATGCAACCGGCTCATTTGCCCACGCTACTTCGTCTGGAGCCGGTGATATAGCGGTTACATTCCGCATTGGTGGCGCAAAGTATTTCAGGATTCATGTCGGGGCGAATCAGTCAGCCAACAGGGTATTCAAAGTTCTTGGCTTTGACAGGAACTAGAAGGCGAGACAATGGTGGAGGTATATTATGTCTTATAGAGCTTATGGCAAATCAGTTAAAAGCTATACGGCATGGCAGTCAGCGCATGAGTATTCGCTTGAGGACTATTGTGCTCCTACAGTTGACAATGGCTTCTGCTATGAGGCTACAACCGGTGGAACTTCCGATACAGACACAGAAACCGAGCCGGCAGTGGAACCTACTTGGCCTAACGTGCCGGGGCAAACAGTAGTAGATGGTTCTGTCGTCTGGACTTGTAGGGAGAAAGAAGAAGAGGCTAACCCTCTTTCCGTTACCATTTCATTGGAAGATACAGGCGGTTACTCCCTCAAGGATATATGGGTAACTAATGATGTGGTTGACGGCAGAAGCGACTTTACTATCAAGGGTAGCTACGATAATGTTAATTTTCGGACACTGACCGGCTCTCCTTTGCAAGTAGCAGCAGCATCTCCGACAGCACATAAGGGGTTGCAGAACGCCTACCCCTACATTAAGGTCGAGTGCCTTGATACCTTGATAAGTGAGATTGAGATAGTGGCCGGCCAAGTATAGTAAAGGAGTTGAACCATGGCTAATAAGAAAAGGTCTGAAATAAGGGCGTCCGCCCGGGATATATTGCGTGATGAGTTTTCAGAAGGCGTCGACCTCGAGTGGGAAGACGATCTACTGAACCGGCTTATCCGTATTACCTTGGACGAAGTAGAAATTAAAATGCCCTATGAGGTAAAGCAGACGACACTAAACGACGCTTCCTCTACGGCTATCGTTACTACGGCTGACTCCAAGGATATCGATATCAGCGAAATAACTAACCTGATCCGAGTCCGAAACTGGCGACCGGTTGAGTTTGCGGTAGGCAAGAATCCTATCCGGTGGCGGAATTGTTTTCACTTTGCCGATATCATTACCCTTGATATTGATTTTCTGCCGGCAGGAGACGAGGCTGTTTATCTCTACTTACTTAAAAAGCATACATTAACAGATGCAACTTCTACCTTGGGAGCTACGGCTGCGTCCGTATTACTCAAGGGTGTATGTGCTAGGGCTGCTCGAGGCCGGGGCAGAGAACAGATAAACTCTTTGAATACCGGTGGCGTTAATGTGGGACCGCGAATGATTGAAGTAGGCGAAATGTGGATGGACGAATATAAGAAGGCGCTCAAGACAGAGGCATTAGAGGATAACTACGAGGTATTGCCTAGAGGCGTCTCATAAGGACTAGGGGGTATAATTATGGCTGGAGCAACTGATTTCTTAGTAGTAAAAAACAGGGCGTATAGTAAACTGGCTGCTGCTATAACGATTGATGGCACTACGCTTACTGTTACGGCTGGTGATGGCGCCAAGTTCCCTTCAACTTATCCGTTTCATTTGACTATTGAAGATGAGATAGTATCATGCACTAGCAGAACTACCGATTCCCTGACTGTCGTTAGAGCACAGCAAGGGACAAGCGCTGCTGCTCATGCTAATAAGACTTATGTAGCCCTAAACATAACGGCGAAGTCTATCACTGACCTTAATACCGCCGTCAATTTTATTGAAAAATATGCTGACTACGGCTTGGCTTTCTATGGTGTAGTTACTACCTATACGGATACTACTCACTTCAAGGTGTCCGGTCTGGCCGGGTTAGGAACTGGCTGGTTCAAGCCGGCTGCCGGAGCTCCCTATGAGATATTCGTTGTCCAAGCGGATGCTGCTGCTCCGGAGGGTGAATCACAACCGGTAGCAGCCTATGCCTCTGCTGACGGAACATTCCAGCACTCAGCCTTTTCAGTTCCTATAGCTGTTGGGGATGAAGTCCTGATCCTCATACCTCTGATTGCTTCTCTAGGAACGAAGGCTACGGCTGCTGCTTCGGGGGCTGTTACTACCACTGATTACGCTATAGCCTACATCAAGCAGATTATCAATGAGCTATTGGGAACTGATGGAGCTTGGACTAATCTCAGTAATGCTTCGATAGCCAGCCTTGACGCTGCTTTACAGGCGATAGGAAGAGTCCTAGCTATTGATTCAACTAACGAGTTTAGCGGTTCCCTTGATGGATCCGCCAGGACGACAATAGAGGCTATGTGGGTAGCTCTCGGAGTGTTATTAGGAACTAGGGATGCTACGGCTACGGCTGACGACCTTTCTGATATTACCACTACTTCAGCTCTGGCAAAATTAAGAAGGCTCTTGCTTAGGTTTTCAAGCGGAGCCTTTACTGTAACAATGGATGGCTCCGCACGAACTGATATAGCAGCCATGATGACAGCTCTATCAGATATCTTCACTGCTAGTGGGGCTGCCTTTAGTGTCTCTCTTGACGGCTCAGCGAGAACGGATCTGGCTGCATTGCATACGGCTCTTGGGGTGCTGGTAGGCACTAGGGCTGACGCTGCTGCCACTGGTGCGGTTACTGATACTGATAGTGCAATGAAATACATTAAGCAGTTAGTTACTGAGCTGCAAGCTTTAGACGTTCTGGTTGATGCTATTAAAGCAGTTACCGATGTTATCCCTGACGCTGGTGCTCTAACTGCTCTCCTTGCGAGCATTGCTTCTATCTTGGAGGATACAGAGACAACGCTTCCAGCTACGCTTGCTACCATAGCTAGTTATATCGATACGGAAGTTCAAATAATCATAGACGATCTTGCTAATGCCACAGATGGGCTAGGTGCACTCAAGGCTTTGATTGATGCGGTTCAGGCTGATGTAGGCAACCCGACTGGCGAGACCCTGCCCTCTATCTCCACCAAGATAGGCGATATAGCTCGGTCTCTTGATGTGATTATCGGGGCAAGGTGGGACTCGTCTGGGGACTTAGGAACGGACATCGCTCAGCTCTTAACTTATACGGACATTCTTGATAACGCTACAAATGGTCTAGCTGCAATTAAGGCAGAGGTTGAAGGATTGGGCGGTGAAGCTATGAGGGGAACTGACAGTGCAGCTCTAGCCTCTGCGTGGACGGCTGCCCTTGCGACAGCTTTGGGGAATTACACGGCTACTAGAGCAGGATACCTTGATGAGCTTGCTGCTGCTAACTTACCCACTGATATATCCACGATTGACACTGTGGTAGATGGTATCCAGACAGACCTGAGTAATGTTACCGATGGTCTTGGGGCATTAAAAACAGCCATTCTAGCCAATGCCACTTTGATAGGGGCCTTAGATGCAACGGCTACGGCAGACGACCTCTCAGATATAGCCACAACCGATGTGTCCGCTAAGGTTCGGAGGTTGTTGCTTCGGTTCTCATCCGATGCTTTTACTGCAACTATTCAGGGTGGAGCTCAAACAGCACTTGATACGATGTTAGCCCAACTTGCTATATATTTTGCTGCTGGTGGGGCGGCATTATCTGTTGTTTCTCAGCCCGGTGTTGCTGCCCGTACTAATCTTAACGATATATTAACTGACCTCGCCGATATATTAGCGGGAACCTCAGGTATCACGCACTTTCCCGCAAGGGCTTTACCAGCCGATACCGTCTCACTAGCAGAAGTACATCGATATATAGCCGAGGTAAAGCCTGGGTGGGATGCCCGTACTAGTCCTACCCATACAACTACGGGTACTACTGAGGAAACTATACTAACTACCTCCTCTACTACACCTGGTTTATTCTATTTCAATCTTACCTTACGTAACATGGTAGCTGGGGACGATTTTACAATTAGAGTTTATAAAAGGGTAGATGGTTCTAATTATGACCTTAAGTCCGAACAAAACTTCATTGACGCCCCTCTCATTAAGGTGTATGAGATAGAGGGACTTTACTTAGATGCGACCGAACATATTCGTGTTACGATACAACGAAACTCGGGTACCAATCGTGCCTTTCCTTATTCGTATAATTTATTGAGACAACCAGTAGCATAAGGAGGTTAAGTTATGGAAATTACTCCAGAGTCAAAAGAACAGATAAAATCAGTCAAGGAGAAACAAAGGGGTATAATTATCGAATGCGATAAGGCTATTAATGATATTCAGGAAAATATAAAAGTCTTACAAGAAGTTTTGGGAGTACAACAAACCAACAAAAAGTGTGCCCAGGATACATTAGATGGGCTCGATAAGGACTTTCCTGATGTTATTGAAGTTGGTATTGATTTAGTCAAGGAGGGAATATAATGCCAGTAAATGTAACTATGATAACCGAGGAAAACAAAAACTGGGAAATTACTGGTATTGTTGGAGTTGAGTGGAACCAAAGTCTAGATAGGTGGCGTCGTATTGATGAGTATGGGAATATTATTCGTCCTACGACATCCGACTTTGATAGACACCCTGTTTGGGGGATGATGCGCCGCTGTACTTTGTCAGTCGCTGGTACAGTGAACCACTATGGGGCCAATTCTCGAGGTGATGGTTTGGACTTAACTGGTGATGATGGTAGAGTTATGGTTGAGATATCAAAGTTTTACGTTAAATTCCAACGTCCTTCAGCTAATGTCTATCGCTGGTGGATATCGCCGTCAGCCCGGCCCGGTTTCGAGGTACATCCGGCCTTCGTGCAGAGGGGTGGTGCGGAAAGGGACCATATTTATGTCGGGACCTATGATGCCGACTTCGAGTACGACGGAGCGGATGCGGCTTACAATGCAGCCAATGAAAAGCTTCATTCCAGGACAGGCAAGCAACCTTATACGGGCAATAGTGATTGTATCTGGTCTATACCTGTTGACGACCTGGCCAACGAGCCGAATATCGGTGATGAGGTATCCACGCCCACTGAGGGCGGGTTCTTTATAGTCGATTACCTCAAAACGGCAGGGGCCTGGGGTGGAGGTGGTGCTGGTGATACAGCCATAATCTGGCTAAGGAAACCAGGGGATACAACCTGTGGTATGGCTGGTGCTGAGGTGTTGACTAATGATACCCAGGTTAACACGATTGGGAACACTACAGCAGGACCTACTGGTAGGTCAGTTACTATCGCCCATAGTCGTACTCTTGCGGGCAATATTGGGGC